TATTTATAAAGTGTAAAAATATTAAAACATATATCATGGTAAATAATCCCAAATGTCCAACCACCCCATATAGTGAAGATAGCCAGTGGCTCCTATAAATGTCATAATAAGCAATACAATTATACCTACTATGGTAATCATTAGCTCTTGATTTGCTATCTGATCTCTTCTAGCTTGCGCTTCCGCTTCCCTTTTTTCTGCAAGAACTTCTCGTCTAATCTTCAAAAGTTCTAGGTATTTTGATCTTCCGTAGGTCTGTGTAATCCACTCTTTAAGCTCTTCTTCAGCTTCTGCTGCCTGTCTAATTTTCGCCCAGCGATCCAACGCCGTAGCATTGGCGCTTTTGCTTGATATACCTTTTTTCTGTAGAGTTTTCTTTGCTTGGTCAGTTGCGTCAAAAAATTGTCCGATCTGTTTGCTTAGACCTGCGACAGTTTTACCTGCGGCAAGACCTGTTTTCAGTCCTGCTAAAATTGTTAAGGGATCCATTGTTATCTACCGTCAGATAAGGTGGGACGTCTTGCTAAAAATTCTAATGTGTTTTCTAGAGTTTTAACTCTAGCTTGCAGTTTAACGATTTGATTAAACTGTAAAATAAACCCCTCTTGAGTTTCATATACCTCTTCGAACTCTTCATAAATTTCATCAATCGTTTCGCCGCCATCTTCTTCAACTTCAACGATATAATCAATTAATTCCTCAATTTGGTTCGTATTATGTTCAACATCACGAATTAAATTTGTTCGGTCAGTTGCGTTATTCTCTACCGTTAAAACATTTACAGTTTCTTCAAGGTTCTGTATTGTACTAGCTTGTTGTGCTGTCCACCATATAAAACCACCAATCTGGGCGATTACAACCCCGACTACAGCAATACTTACTTTTGGTAATTTATCAGACATTGGTTTTTCATCAATTAAGTTAGAGACATAATTCCTTGTTTAGCGTTTTGTCGTTTTTCTATAGCAGCAAGCGTTGGATCAAAAGGGAAAAGATCAGTAGCTGAAGCTGTTTGAATATTTGGTTGTTGTACATTTGCGACAGGTGCAGGAGGTAAAACACTTCTAGTAGGGATATTCATAACCTGATCTGGGCTTACAGGTGGTAAAATTTCAGGTGGAGAAGTTTTTTGTTCATCATCAGGTAATTCAAAAGCTTTAGGGAACTCTATCATAATATCTTCTGTAGGGCTTTCTTTACCTATTGTTTCTCGCACAGTGGGTAAAACTCCTATGTTAAATAAAATAGTGTTTATTTTTCTATTCGTTTCTGGGGTAATACTAAAATCTTGTGGTCCTTCTTTAACTAATAACTTTGCTACTTCAGGATTAAACATCATTTCTTTAAATAAAGCATCTGCTCGAGCTGCTGACCTTGCAGATAGCCCTCTTGTTATAAAGTAAGCTGCTGCTGCTTTTGACCCAATCCTGCCTTCTTGTAAAGCAACAAAACGTGTAGAAGCTCCTGCTACACTTGTACCAAGTTTAGAAGCAAACCTAGACATTAAGTCTTCAGACTTCATTCCTGCTCCTGCTACCATAGGAGTTGCAAAAACTCTTTCAGCGGCATCTGCAACTAAATACATATTATCTATATGTGTTTTATCAAATATCGCATTGAGTGATCTTTCATTGTTAACAAGAAACTTTTTAAAATCAAGCGGATTATCTAAAGCACTGGGACTGTTACCTAATGCTTTCTGCATAACTGCTGCTCTAAATGCTTCTAATATTTCTGGATCTTTACCTAGTTTTGTTTTAACTTCACGAGCTAATCTAGGGCTTTTTAAAATTTCATTTATAAGTTTTTCAGGATCTTCTACTTTCATAGCTCTAGCTACAGCAGAATACATAGCATTCTGATTAATTATTTTTTTACGAGTATCTAAAGTAGCTGCTCGTGTAGTTAATTGATTTACTAAATTTTGAGTATTAGAAAGTTCATCAAACAAACCAAGTTCTGTTAAAGTTTCTCTATTATTATTCATATATCTGTTGATAGCATTTGGTTTAAAATCACCACCAACTACACCCACTGATCTAATCTCATCTAAAACAGCAGCTCGCATGTTTTCTAATTGAGCTGGATTATCACCAAATAAAGTCATAAATTGTTTTGCAGTATTGCTATCTTTTAGAAAAGATTTTGCTACTTGCTCATCAGCTAAATAGTAAACAGGTCTATCACCAGTTCCCCCTCTACCTTTAGCTAAGATTTTTATTACCTGACTCGTTTCAAAAGGGCGTATTACTGTTTGATCGTAATAGTTTTGGAACTCTTTAAATTTTGTATTAGTTCTACCAAACGCTTCACCTAAATCATCTAATGTTTTTGCAAGGATAGCTAAAGTTCTTTGATCTGATTTATTATTAGTCGCAAAAGCTTTTCCTATTTGTGAACTTACTTGATCTCTAAACATTTTCCAATCTTGGAAAGATATTTTCTTTAAATCACTTTCAATAAAGTTTTTGACTGTGCTGTTCAATCCTTGGTAACTAAGTGCCTGTTCACCTTCTCTTGAAGTTACCGCATTACGAACTGCGTTTTTAGCTGCTTCAAAAGCATCCATAGAAGCTACTTGATCTGCATTGTTTATATTTAAGCTTTTAGCTAGAGCTTCTGCTGATTCTTTAGCTTGTGTATGAGCGGCTGAAACAATCTGTCTTATTTCTTGACCTGCTTCTGTTCTATTACTTATTTGAGGATAAACGCCTGTATCAGCATTTGTTAAAATAGAAATCTTGGTCGCTAACTCTTGTTCACCTTTATTTATTCTACCTAATGTCAATACATACTTTTGTTTAGCTGCATCATATACAACTAAAGGAGCATCGTCGATAGCATTCCCTGTAAGTTTTTGAGATATAAAATTTGATATAGCATTAAGTATATTTTCTTTTCTTGCTAAATTTTTTCTTGTAAACTCAGGTGTAGCTGATTGTTCAAGAGCTTTCTGTGTTTGTAAAGTAGGCGCATCTAAAGTAGCTTCTGCAGGACTAATAACAATACGCTCATCAGTATAGGGTTGTAGAGTTGTTTCAATTTCAATAGCTCTTTGTATATTAGCTTCATTACCAACAGCCGCTTCTTGTAATTGTTTATCTACAACTGCTTGAGCTTCTTCCCCTCGTCTGCCTGATGCTGGGTCAACTTTACCTGCTTCAACTCTTACATTATCAATAATATCACCACCCTTACTGATGGTTTTACGAGCAGCCCAACTGACTGGAGTAACGATGCCTTTTTTAACGGAATAATAAACAGCAGGTCCTCCTAAAGGTAATAAGCTTCCGAGTCCTGTTTGTGTGCCAAATAAATCTTCTTCTGCCTGTAAACCTACACCAGAAACGCCACCTAATCCTGCTTCAAGGGCAACTGCTGTTCCAGGAGAAGTAATAAAAGGTCTAGTTACAACATCCATAACTTTATCTTTTACTGTTTTAGTAATCGCAGGAAGTTTTTCAGCAGCTTTAGCATATCTACTAGCTAGTCCTGCAACAGGTACAACAAAAGAAGCTCCCATACCTCCTGCGCGTCCATAACGTTCATAAAAAGGGTCTTGTTCAGAAGTTCCTACATAACCATCTACACCATAAGATAAAATGTAAGGAATCAATATCCTTTGTGATTCAAAATCATCTGAGGCAAATATCCGCAACAATATATCTTTATCTAAGTCAGAACCAGTCGCAGCATTATATCCCCCAATAATTTGATTAAGAGCTGCATCAGGTAACGCAGCTAATGTGCTACTAAACCCTTTTGCTATTGGTCGTAATGGATCTAATACAGTTTCTACGACATCCATACCTCTTCCAAATACACTATCATCTATTGTTTCATAGAGATCTTTACCTGCGCCCTCTTCAATAACACCAGTAATACGACTTGGTTGTTTTTGAACCATACCACCAAGAGTTTCTACCTCTTCCATTTCGATATCTGCACTAGGTAATCGTCCTGCAGGATCTACTTTAGATGGTTTGGTTATAGCTCCAAGGTTTTTTATGTCTTCTTGAGTTAATCCTGCCATGTTATCACCTTGTTAGATTTATCATTGTACTTGCTTTGATAAGAATATTCTCTTTGTAAGAACCATCTGGTTTTTTGTATATTGATTCTTTATTAGGAGTAGTAGTATCATTTCGCAAAATATATTCTAATTGTGGTCCTGTTATACTTATATTAATTTTCGATAAATCAATAGGACTTGTAGCATCACTTGCTAACATAGTTAAATAATCAAAATGTGAAGTTGGTCCTGCAGGAAGCGACTCATCATAAAATTTAAATGGATCATCTGCTTGTCCTGTGGGTGCGGTTGTAATTTGCAATCGAGGCGTTTTTATAGGATCTAATCTATGACGTGCATTTGCTAATCTGTTTTGAATACCAACTAAAAATCTTTGGAACTCTACCATAGCTGCTTCGGGTTCTTTAATAAAAGATTTTTTAGGTACTAAGTCAGCAATAATTTTTTGTTCTGCAACAGCGTATCGGTCACTAAGAGCTAAAGAAAGTTGAATAGTTCTTTCAAAATCGCGTAGTGCTTGTCCTCCTTCAGTAGTTTGAAAATATTGAGCTAGTTCTTTTAATTTTCCTTCAGGAAGGAAAGCAGAAAGGTTATTAGTAGAGATAGCTTTTAGTGTAGCTACAGGACCAATAACATCCTTCATCGACTCTAATAATGCCTGACCTGCATCTAAACTAACAACGTGAGAGGCTACGTCTTTTTGAAGTCTTGTTATTATTGAAGCATCTAAAGTTTCAGCAGGTACACCGATGGAAGGCACTTCATATACAAGAGGATTACCGCCTTGATAAATTCTATCTCCTGCATCATTTTCAGTAAATTCTGCTTTCCTTAATTGATAAGCAGGGTCAGATATATCTGTAGTTACAAACTCAATTTCACCAGTATCTTTGTTTATTTGCTGTCTTACAACTTTAGAAATATAGCTAAAGGCTGCTCCATTTGGTGGGGTGACTGTTGTAAATATTCTTCCAACTCCATCTGGGGTCTGAGAAACTTTTACTACATTACTTTTCGGTCCAACAATACTACCTTTAGGAGGTCTTACTGCATTTGCATATCCACCATCTGGAGTTAAATAGTATCCTTGGTTTGGAACAAATACACCTTCAACTTGCGACCAACCATCAGGTGAGGTTTTGCTAGGAATAGTAAATGTTGTTTTCTGTGCTTTTGACCAATCTGTTTTACCTGCATTAACTGCTGCTATATGATCTGACTTAGAAACTTCTCTAAATCCTTTTGGTATAGGGATTAACCTTAATGGATTATTTTCATCTATAGCCATTAAACCTTGACCGCCAGGATCTTCAACTACTCTTACTGATGTATAATTACCTGAGGCATCTTTTCCAGCAAATATTTTTTCATCTTTTCCTGCCCAAATCATCTGAGCATTAAATGCTGTCATTTTTTCCTTATTTACCTGCTCTGCCATTTGTTGTGCATCGGCGATACCTAATTCTATCCCTGCATTTATAGCGGCATTTGTTGCTGCCATGTTTGATTGACTATTAGCTGCTGATGTTTTTACAGCATCAAGAGCTAAATTGAGATTCGTAGTTCGTTCTTCACGTTCCTCGGCTGCTGCTGTGGTATAAGCAAATTCTTTTTGTGCGCGATCTAAAGCTGCTTTTTGAGCAGCTATTTTAGACATATCAGTAGCTACCGTAGGTACATTAGCTGTGAGAGCCTGTAATAGAGATCCTGGACTTTGAGCAACTCCTGCTCCAAATTTAGCTAGTGCTAAAGAGCTTTGCGTTTCTAAATCTTTTTGATCTTGGTCACCAAAAAGTGCTTGTTGTTCTGCAAGTATTTCTTCTTGGCTTCTTGGCTCAATCATAAACGGCTGTATAAATTTATTTTGATTAGCTATAATCTGAGCTACATCAGTAGGGGCTTTTTCATACCCAAGTGCTGTTTGAGCATCCATGTATGTTTTAGCAATATTTGTAATATCGTCAACATTGTACTTAGGCATTTCAAGCTGAGGAAATGGAAATGTCCTATAAGAAGGAGTCATTGTACCTGTTAGTATTTCTGGAGCATGATAACCCCCATGTGCAAAATTAACTGGTGTTTCTCCCATAGCTATACGCATTGCAGCCTCATCCGATCCTGGAGCTTGGATTGGAGAGGCTTCATTAAAATTTACAGTGGACTGCCGACCTCCTGCCATTGGAGCATCTGCAATGCCTCCAGGAGCTACTTCACTCGCTTGGGATTGTACCATTTCAAGGATTTGAAAATATGGTTGCATGACCGCTAATACTGATTCAGGAGTTTTCTTAGCATCTTTTTCACCAACTAACTCTGCCAGTTCACCTACTCTAGCTTTTATAGGTTGTTCATCACCCCTTATGGAGTTTATAACTTCCTCCATATTTTCTGCTTCGTCTATTTTTCCATACAAATTTTCAACAGTATTTTCAAATTGTTGCATACCCTGTTGAATTATTGGGTCACTGTTTTCTGGAACTAGCCCAGAGGTAATGCCTGTCCCCACTGCATTAGGCGCAGAGGGAGACATACCTTGAGCAACCATAGGTCGCTGTGCAAATTCTACCATTTATATTATCCCTACGTTTTGAGCTGCGTTTGCTATGCCTAACCCACCGATTCCTGCACCAACTACTTGATTTAGCATAGAAGGTCGTGGGGCTGTGTTTTGTTGAATAGACATAGATGTAGATGGTGCGCCTTGTAAAATATCGCTGTAAAAACCAAGTTTTTGATAAGGTTGAAAAATTTGTTGTAATTGAAATTGTTGCTGTGCATCAGCGGCTGCTTGATCAAGCACTTGTTGTTGCGCTCCTAATTTAGCAAGAGTATCTACATCTGCCATTTGCATTTGTTGTCCTAATTGACCTAACCCTGCCGAAGTTTGTCCTAATGCAGCTAATGTTTTAGCTTGCTCTAAAGATTGATCAGCACCTGTAAGTCCTAATTTAGCAGCAGCTTCTTGTCCTGCAAGACCCATTTGTCCAAATTGTGCTCCTAATTCTGCACCTGCTTGACCTAATTGACCAAACATACCTGCTGCTTGCTGTTGTCTTCTTAAGGCAGCTTCTTGAGCAGCCATTGATTGTTGTATCGCTTGTCCAAAACCTTGAGACCTTAACGCTGCTGCTGTTTTAGCTTGTTGTTCTAATATATTTCTACCACGTTCAGAATCTACAATACCTGTACGAGAACCACCAAATGCTCCCGCACCAACTGCTCGAGCTGCATCTGCTTGACCTGCAATATTACCTGCTCTTTGTATATCTGCTAATGCTTGTTGTACTACTGCATCTTCATAAGGATCCATAAACGCCTGTGCAGAGGCAGGATCATATTGAGCTTCTGTTCCTGCTAATTGTTCTTGACCAAGTGCCGCAGATCCTAATCCAAATTGAAGAAAAGGTTGGTTTGCAGCTAATTGATTTTGTATTGCTTGCATCCCTCCTGCGGCTGCATCTTGTCCCATTTGACCTGCTAATTTAGCAGATGCACCTGCATCTGTAATAAATTGACCACCACCTGTAAGAAAAGGTTGAAATGCTCCTATTCCTTGCGTCGCAAGTTGTTGGGCTTGTGTAGTCATTGGATCAGCACCAACCGTAGTAGGTTGAGGAAGCGCTACTGGTTTTTCAATAAGCTCTTTAGCTTTTTGCATTATCCCTAATTTATATGCTTCTACAGCAGGGGACTCTTGTTGTTGGATAATTTGTGTTTCTGTAGCCATATTACGCAGTCCTTTCAAAAGAACGCATCATTTCATACATTCGTTTCGCTCCTTTTTGGCGGTCGCCACCTCCTGCTCCTCTTACAGCACGAGCATTCATAACAAATTCACCATCACTTAACATTGCAGGTACTGAATCACTGGTTGGTGTTCCAGGACCGACTATTTCTCCACCAGAGGCTGCTGCCATTATAGGATTAAAATAATTAATATTACTAAAAGGATTTGTTGCTGTTGTAGGTTGTGTCGCTGGAAGCACTGGAGCATATTGCATAATCCCCTGTGCAGTTTGAGGTTGTTGGGGTGTTATAGGCATTATTGAATATTCATCATAAAACGGATTACTTGCTAAATAACTATCATCAATACCAAATTTTCCTGGATCAGAAGCTAACAAATCAGCTCCTTTATTTTGCATTGCAGCTAAATCAACTTTTTCTTCTTCTGGTGGAATAACGATATTTGTACCTAGTATAGTATCACTCGCTATTCCTCCTGCTAGAGCAGTGCCTACAGCAGGACCAAATTTAGTTAATATTCCAGGAGCATACTTTGTATCTAATTTGCTTACAAAATTTGTATAATCTGTTGCCGTAGCATTAGGAAACTTGTCAGTAAAATCAGCTAAATCTTTTTTATAACCTTCTTGTGCTGCTGCTGAAATACCTTCACGTCCTGGACTTAAATACTCTTTAAAGAAATCATCAAACCCATACTCATCTCCAGGAGTAAATGCTTTTCTTACTCCATCCATAAAGTCAACTGATTGTCCTCCTGAGCTACGAGTAGTAACTCCAGTTCTAGTTTCAGGAATTTCACCTGCTAAATCAGGAAGCACTTCTTGTCCACCAAAGTCTTGTTTAAATACACCGCCACCTACTTTACCGCCTAATCCTGCTACATCAGCAGCAACCCCTGTAATTTTAGATGAAACAGCAGAGGTGAATGGATTATCAGGTGTAAACATAGTGCCTAGTTTTTGTAATCCTGCTACATTTCCAGGATCAACAGTGGAACCTAAAAAGCTGCCTCCTGCAATCATATTACCTGCACCTGCGGTGAGACCTGTCATTATACCTGATTTTAATGAATCCTTTAAACCTTTACCTGCAATCAAATTACCTGCGGTGCTACCTAACCCTGCCGCTAGAGCAATAGGCATGGTAGGAAGCAAGACAGGAGCAGCAATAGCTAATACGACTGGAGCTACTTTTTTAACAACTTTTTTAATTTTTTTAAAAATCTTTTTGAGTTTTTTGAAAAAGAACTCAGGTTGTCCTGTTTCTGGGTTTAAAGAGTTTAACTCATTACCAACAACATATCGCTCTGGCTCTAAACCCATTTCTTCCATTTGGGTATAGATCATATTTTTAAGTCGGGGATTACTTTCTAAAACTTCTAACGGTAAAACTGTTTCACCTTCAGCAGCATGAACTAGATAGGTATCGCCGTTACGTCCGAAATCTGCCAACATTTCCGCTGCTTGTTGGTGTCGTGCTATTCCACCCTCTGACATTAAAGCTTCTACAGGAGTAAGTTCTACAACTTCATAGCCTAATGTTTCTATACCTTGCATTTTTCACCTATGTCTTTCTGGGGGAAATATGCAGGAAGCGTTAGTTCCTGAATAGACGCTAAATTCATAATAGCGTCAACTATATAATATCGCAACCTACATATTTTTTTAATCATATTCACACTGTTACCGTAACACTTCCTACTGATCCTGTTGCAGAGTTTCCTCGAACATGAGGAACATCTGCTACTACTATTCTTAAATTACCTGTTGTTCCAACTTTAAATATTGATCCTATTTCTAACCCCTGATCGTTTAATTGTAGATTTGTAAGAACTAATTCTGTATGTCTACCTTCTCCTGGATTTTGCATTTGTGTTAAATAAACAGAGAAAGACCTTACGATTTCTTCCATGTATTGTTGATCGTACTGCTCTGGCGGCACAGGAAAAAACGGTAAAACTAAATTTCTCGACATTATCTTTTTCCATCTGGTCTAATATCTACTCTAGGAGAACCTAATCTCCATGTTACCCCTGTTTCTTCTGAATCAATTCGTAGAGCAAATGAACGACCTCTAAGCCGTATATTTACTTGATCAGTAAATTGTTCTACTACTGTTGAAGACCCTGCCGAAGATTGAGTTATTGGTTTAGCATTAGATTGTAAATATTCTCCTCCAGGAAAATTTCGTGTTTTTAAAGTAAAAGTAGCTTTAGGTGAAGCAGCAGTTGAATTTCTAAATGTTAAATCAGGTAACAATTTATTGATAAATGTAAAATTATCTCCATCTCCTATATCAAATTGACTAGATTCTATGTGTGCAGATATAGCCGTAGTAGGAGTAGTGCTACTATCATCAAAACCACTTTCATGCTCATATAAAAAATGATCTGTTGATGCGGCTATAGGCAAATTTTCTATGCCTCTGTCTATCCACGCCGTTCGTCCTAAGTTCCCATAATACCAAATTTTTTGTTGATAATTATAAATAACATATCTATCATTTTCATCACTATCTGCACTGGGATAAAACCACCATATTTCAGAAAACGCATTGTTAGTTGATGCAGTTACTTTTAAAATTTGTTTATCGTTAAAATCATTAAAAATATAATCACGAATAGTGCAAGGTAATCTTGATATTCCTCCACTGTAAACGTAAAACTCTTGTTTTCCCATCCAAAACACCATATCTTCAACAGCTATGGCTGCAAGAGGTCCTGCAATAGTTATATTTTCTGATATAGCATTGATACCAAATGTAAAAGGTGGTCCTATAAACTGCATTGCATGAAGTGATTTATCGGTAAAAACCAATATTTGTTGACGTGTTTCTATCGCATTTATAATCTCACTACCTGAACCAATCCTTAAATCACCTGCTGTATTTGTAGGTAAAGTTCGCCACTCAGTTAAACTTTCTTGCGAACTAAATCTAATCAGCAAAGGATCTTGAGTGCCTATAGCAGTTTCAGGATCACAACCAAAAGCGATAACGTGTCTATCTGCATCGGAAACTAAAACTTTTTTAGCAATAGTAGGAGCTAAATCTGAGTTAGTCAAACTAGAAAGCTCCACTGCTCTTGTACCTACCCCGTTAGTTTTATCCCAATAAAAAATACCACCATCTCTAATATTGATTAAAAGATCTTCGCCAAAATTATCATGACTCCATACTCGTAACGTAGCTCCTGCTACAGTTAAATTTGCGGCTGAGTTCCAAGTGCCTCGACCCCAAGACCCTGCGTTCCAACCATTGCCTACAACCGACGTATCTAAACCTATGGTAGCTTGATAAACCGCATCTGCACTAGATCCACCGTTTCCAGTATCACTAGAATTTGCTAAAACAGGAGTGGCATTTAATCCTGCATTTACATTAGAACTAGGAGCAGTTGTGACTGTAGTGGTCGCACCACTCGTGCTGCCTGTGATTGTTTCTCCTGCAACAAAAGTTCCAGAGGGGATATTTACACCAAAAACTGTAGATGATGTGATCTCACTTATAATCGTAATCGCACTACTTATAGCACCTGTAATTGTCTCACCAAGAGTAAAAGAGCTAGTACTACCTACCGTAAGGTTTACAACTCCTGTGGTTATACTTGGTATAGAAGTATCTGCCACACGAGCTTCAAAAGTGAAAGTATTTGCGCTAGGCACAGAAAGAATTCTATATTCTTGATTTAAAACATCTGCAGTAATATTACCACCAAGACTAACTGCTTCTGAAATAGTTACAAAATCATCAACAATCGCTCCATGACTAGTATCAGTAGCAGTAATAATAGCAGAACCATTACTTGCTGCAAAAGTAATACCATCTGTTGTCGTTTTTCTTATGGGGGTGATATCATTAAAACCGCCACCTTCATTAATATAATATTTAAGATGCGTTCCTACTCCAATAAAAGAAGTGCCATCTAATGCTACCCAAGGATGTAACGCTCTAGCTGAACCTAAATACGCATTTGAACTTTGTTTGACCCAACCACCTATTTTTTCTGCAAACCCAAACCTAAACCGAGTTTTATCCATATCAAACCAACCGCCCTCATTACTATAGGAAGTTGTTTCTCTGTTTATTCCAGGACGAAATTGTAACTTAGTTAGAGGCATCTCAATCCTTTAGTTTTATTTTTATCCTACAAAAGAATTAGCCGCAGTTATAGCTTTATCTATTTCTGTAAAACTTTCATCGCCCCAATCATCTAATGCTTTCATAGTAACTAAATAACGGTTGCTACGAGCTACACGCTCCTTTTTTTCTTCATGCGTCATATCATAACCAAAATCTGCATCTGTTGCATCACTGCCTTTATTATGTGTAGCAATAACACTGTTAATTACTGAAACACTACCAAGCATTGCAGCATGGTCTTGTGCTATTTGATCTGCATCTCTTGCCATTATATTTATCCTTCTAGTGTTGCTATACGAGCTAGTGCTGCGTCTAGTTTAGTTGACAGTTCTTGTACTGCTTTAATTAAAACTGGATAAGTTTTCATTGGATCAGCTTCTAGTGACTCTTGATTTTCACCGTCTATTGGCACAAATCCGCTATGAACTAATCTCATGTGATCACCATAGTCTGTTGCATCTTGAGCAGTTTTTAATTCTTGAGCAATAAAACCAAAATCTTTAAGTCCTTTACAACTTCCATCTCTTCTATTCCAATCGAAAGAAACAGGACGAAGTGTTTTAATAAAATCTAACCCTAAAGGAACATCAACAATATTTGTTTTATCTCTTTCATCTGACAAAGAAGATATAGATGTATCGTTACAACGTAAATTAGATATAGTGTTATTACCTAATGTAAATTCATTGCTTACAGTAGAAGAAGTTGGAATAGCATACGCACCTATAACAGTGTTATTATTACCAGAGGTTGTAGCATTTCCTGTAGTTGAGCCATCATAATAACCTGCATACAATCCAACCATAGTGTTGGTATCTCCACCTGTTATGCTAAATCCTGCACCTTGACCTACACAAACATTACCAGTTCCATCCGTACTAGTATGCAGAGCTTCACGACCTACTGCCACATTACTAAGACCAGTAGTTAAAGTTTGCCCAGCATCAGAACCTATCAAAGTATTGGCTTGCCCTGTTGTAACAGCAACCCCTGCATTATAACCAACAGCAGTGTTGTGAGAATCTGAAGCAGTGGTAAAGTTTTGTGCATATAATGCAGATTGACCAACAGCAACTGACTTACTGCCCAAGGTATCTGAACCTAAAGCGTTCATACCTACAGCAACATTTCTATCTGCATCAGTTAATGCAGATCCCGCTAATCCACCAATGAGAGTATTATAAATTCCACTGGTAATATTAGTTCCAGCGTTTTGACCAACACCAGTGTTTCTAGCATCTCCATCACCACCTACATTTTGTGATTTTAACGCCTCAGAACCCAAAGCAGTGTTGCCGTTGTTATTGGTTTCTGCTGATAAAGATAGATAACCTACTGCTGTATTGTTATTTTGGGTGGTTAAAGCATCACCTGCATGGCTGCCTATTACGGTGTTTTGTACACCAGTACTAATTGATGAACCTGAGTTCCAACCTACTGCTGTATTATTACTGTCTGTAGATGTAGCATAATTTTGAGATATTAAAGCGTTCCATCCAAGTGCAGTAGAATGGTTTCCTACATCGTCACCGCTTAAAGCACCATAACCTAAAGCAACATTTTCTTGTCCAGTAGTTAAGGCATCTCCTGCTAGTCCACCAATGATAGTATTTTGTATACCTGTTGTACAATCATTACCTGCATCGTAACCAATCGCTACATTGTAAGAATTAGTAGCTGTAGTAAAATTCTGTGTTGCAAGTGCGCCATTACCTATAGCAACATTTCTAGATCCTAGAGTATCGACACTCAAAGCAGAAACACCAATCGCTGTGTTACTACCACCTGTTGTGTAATCATTTCCTGCAAGAGCACCTATGAGGGTGCTATTTTTACCAGTAGTAATATTCGCACCTGCCTCATAACCAACGCCTGTATTGTAAACATTATTTGCAGTTGAAAACTGTTGAGTGCTTAGTGCAGCATAACCAACTGCTACAGAACGACTACCTACTTGCTCATTATCTAATGCTATTGCACCAATCGCAGTGTTTCTTGCACCTGTTGTATTTGCTTCACCTGCACGAAACCCAACTGCTGTATTATAATCAGCACTTGAATTAGCTTCAAGAGCTTCACGACCTATTGCAGTGTTAAATTCCCCTGTAGTGTTCGCTGATAATGCTGAGTAACCCATAGCTGTATTGCCTGATGCATCAGTAATAGCATCTCCTGCAAGGCCACCTACTAGCGTATTAAATTGACCTGTTGTGATTTGATTACCTGCATCTGCACCTACAGCAGTGTTATGACTGTCTGTAGCTGTAGTAAAGTTTTGTGAAAATAAAGCACCTCGTCCTATAGCTGTTGAGTTACTACCTAAAGTATCAGAAGATAAAGCCTGATACCCCACAGCCACATTTTTATCAGCATCTGTTAAAGCATCACCTGCTAGACTACCGACAATGGTGTTTTGATTTCCTGTGGTCATTGTATTTCCTGCTGCGTAACCAACAACCGTGTTATTGCCATCTGTACCTGCATTAAGCGCTTTTAAAGCCTGATAGCCAAGAGCAGTATTAGCACCGTTTGCATCTTCAGTTTTTAATGCTTCAAACCCAACAGCAACATTACCATCACCTGTAGTCAAAGCCGTACCTGCTTCATCACCTAAAAGCACATTGTAATTACCGCCAGAGGTTATTGAATCACCTGCATTTACTCCGAGGGCTAAGTTAGATGTACCTAACGTCACATTAGCTCCCCCAAGATTTATTTTTTCAACTTTCGCACCTGATCCTGCTCCATCTAAATAAACAGCCGCAACATCACCATTAGCGATTGTAACTGTCGCACCTGATCCTTGTTTAATAATTATATTATATGGACCTGAACTCCCACTATCTGTGGTAGCATTTTCAATAAAATGAACTCTTGATATACTGTTAGGACCAATCGTGATTGTACAATCAGAATCTAACGCTCCTGTATACTTAATATACATTGAACGAGCAGGATCTGTTGCCCCATCTGCAACTTCAGAAGTATGCGTGTCTGCATTTGTTGTAATCGCTTCAGTTCCAAAACTGAGAGCTTCCGCAATTAACTCTAGGTTAGTATTAGTTGTATCTCCCCACGTTCCTGACTGTTCGCCCGAACCGATTTCTTCTAACCTTAAATCGTTTGTGTATACGCTTGCCATATTCTATTTCCTTACGCTGCTTTATCTATCCAAGAAGGAACTTGAAGAGGTGGTGCTGCACTACCACCAATAGTATTAAAATTAGGAGTTTGACTAGGTGCTACTATGCTAAAATTAGGAGTTTGATTAGGCACAACAAGACCCCAAACGAGCACCTGTCCCATAGATGTTGTAGCACTTAGTCCTGTAACTTCAGCTGTGGAACCTAAATCTATTGTTACAGACTCAATAGAAGTCGTAGCCTCTAAAGTTGATGGAGGAAGTTCAATATTTGCTATTCCTGTTATTCCTAACGCAGCACTATCAACTGAAGCAGTAGCACTCACTCCCACATTTGTTTCAAAGGTATTGCCCAAAGCAGTAGTGCCTGATAAACCAGTAACAGATGTTTCTGCATTAACTACAACCGTGGTAGAGCCAACACCACCTGTCGCACTGACGCCTACGTTTGTTTCAAAAGTATTACCTAAAGCAGTAGTGCCTGACACACCATTTTGTGTCTCAAACACATTGCCTAACGCAGTAGTGCCTGACACACCAGTTGGAGTTACTCTTGCATCACCTTCAAGTATAATAGCGCCAACAGAAGCTGTTGCACTGACCCCTACATTTGTTTCAAATGTATTGCCTATCGCAGAAGTTGCTGCAACTCCTGTAACTTCTTGACTAATAGTAATTGATACAGAGTTAATAGAACCTGTTGCACTAGGAAAAGCACCTCCACCGTTCCAAGTGTCGGTATTCCAAGCAGTTAGAGGGCTATTCCATGATTTATTGAATGCAACAGTTGTTGTCATTAAGCTATCCTAATTATAGCATTACTCGCATCAGCTGTAGGAAAAACTATAGTAAAATCACCAGAGCTTGCTGCTTTATCTGCTCCAAAATCTAATACTGCAACGGCAGGATCTCCTGTCGCTGTATCATTAAATATTAACGCCCCTCTTACCGCTGAAATTGTTACATTGCTAAATACTTCATCAGCAAAATCAACTAATGCTGTTGTGCCACTAGCTGTAGGTGTGACAGGGTTTAGAGCAGCTCCTTTAGCAGTATAGTTAGTTCCACTAATTTCATTACTAGTAGTATATGCCGTTGTCGCGGCTGTAAACGAAGCGCTATTATCATACAATGCGATATTAAAAGTATTACCTGTTGTAGCAGTAAAGTCGTGAACACCTTTTAAAAGTTCCGTTTTAAAAGAGGTACACAGAAAGTTTCCCGTGAAAGCCATTACATTCTCCTTATATATTCTGCAAGTTTCGGGTTTCCAGAATCTTTTATTGCATTGTATACAGTAGTTCTATCACTTTTAATAGCTTGTTTCATATATAACGCAATAACCGTTTCCATTTCTTTGCGATAAGCACGAGCTTGATCGCGTATTGCAGGGTGAGAATTATCAGATATACCGATTATTTTATCAACACATCTTTTTGCTGTTTCCTCTGGAGTAAACCCCCTGTTGTTTGTAGTTTCAACCGTAACAGAAAAGTTATTTGACATACCTAACGATTCTGTAAACATTATGTCCTAGCCTTTCTTAGTGATCCTGATATATATTCATCTGTCACTTCTTTAGCTTCGCCTAAATTTTTAAGTCTTGCGAGAGCCTCCGCAAAACGAGAGTTATACATAGCCATGACGTCTTGTTCGCCTTTCATATAAGTATAACATTCAATTAGAGCTGCGTAAAGTAGAGCAAGTTCACCATTTTCGCTAATCCAAGAAAGAGTAGAATCTGAACCTATGCTAGATATCACTGCTGTTGCTCCACTAGAACTTCCTGTGATTGTTTCACCAACAGTGAAATCACCACTAGGAATTCCAACAGTAAGTGTGGTAGAGCTAGGCACAGCACTAACATCACTTGTTTCTCCGCTTGTGCCTCCTGTTATTGTATCACTTGTTGTGAAAGTACCCACAACAGTGGTCAAAGTCAGTGTAAATTTGCTATCTGTTAAACTTGTAGGACGATAAAAATAACTCATCTCAACAGCATAATTACTATCGGGAGTAGGGGCTAAAATAAAATTATCTACATCAAACTGTGCATAATATTTAGGTGTTCCTGTAGTTGACGCATTAGGATTATATGACATCACAAACTCTAATTCTTTAAATTGCAAAAACTCATCATTACTGCTGTTTGTAAGTAATAATGAATTGGAGGCTAAAAAATCTGTAGGACAAGCTAAGTATTGATTACTTGCAGTCATAGTTCCTGTGGCGTTTTTTTCAAAAACATTTAAATCTACTGCTTTTAATATACGCTCTTCTGCAAGCCTAATAAACATAGGGAGGTTTGATACAAAAGAAACTTCATCGTTTTGAGTGTAATCTTTTAAAGCTTGTTTTAAGGTCGTGTATGTAAAACTCATGTGTTAATCGTGCCTCCCATACCGCTATGGTTTGTGCAGTAGTAATATAAGGTAGGAGCTCCAGAAGCAATCTCAATCTGAGTATATGCTCCTGAAGATCCTGGGGTTCCGTTAGTCGTTACACCTGTTGTGTATTCACTCCCTCCTCCATGAGTACCACCTGAAGTAGTGCTAAATCTTAATGGGTGAGTAGAGTTAGAGCTGTCTGATTGATCAAATCTGTATATACTACCTTCAGATAAATTTAAAGTAGGTGCTCTTGTCCCATCAATATAAAAGAAGTTAGATCCTAAATAAGAGGCGACGGTTACTGTATAAGTTGTTGTAACAGGCGTTGTGACTGAAACGGAACCAACAGAACTAGTTACTGAAATACCTGTTACAGATACACTTGTTGCTGCACTTGCAGCAGTGAGTGCAACTGTTTTCCCAACAGAGCTAATACCTTGTATTGACGTAGTAGTAAAAAGAGGAAATGTATTTTGACCTACAAATATTTCAATTGGTTCTTTTCTATCAGGGCGAGGATCTCGTAAAGCTTCTGGCTCAAATGGCACAGAGTTTGGCTCTAACTGAGGATGTTTTTCTTCAAAACATTCAGGACATACTCTTAAACCATTCCATTCTTGTCGTAATTCAATATAGTCATACTGCTGACCACATCGGTCACATAAAGCTAAAGCATATTGTCCTGTTGCAAATTTCATCTTATCAACGTGTAATAATCTCTACTAGGCGTTAGTGTTAAACTAGCTCGATCACGATCTTCCGCAGCAGCTCGCTCAAATTCTTCTTCATATACAGCTTTTAACAGTTGCACACGATTAGGTGCTTTTTTTAAACTGATATAGTAAGCTAACCCTGCTGCTAAACAAGGATAAAATCTAAATGGCACATCTACCGTATTTTGCGGATTATCTGCATCATCAATTCTTACAAGTCTATCAAAAACAAGGGTGTATGTTGTTGCGTCGGGAGTTCCCCATAATTTCAAAACAGGTGTGATTTGTCTATCTACATAAAACTGAGAAGGTCGTGCAGTTGTTCGTTTGCTCGGAATATTTATATAAGTATCACGACTTATTCTACTTATAGAAGTATCTGATTGATTAGAAGCCCCTACATTTTGCCTTATGACAGCAGACAAAATATCTATAGTGCTTCTTACATTAGTAAAATCAACAGCAGCCGTAACGGTAGTGGTCGCACCGCTCGTGCCTCCTGTAATTGTTTCTGTAGCCGTAAAAGTCCCAGAAGGTATAGTTATGGCAATAACAGTAGATGAAGTAACGCTTGTTATAGATGCAGTCGCACCGCTCGTGCCTCCTGTAATTGTCTCACCAACAGTAAAAGAACCACTAGCTCCTACAGTCATAGTTAAAATTCCTGCAGGATAATTAGCAATATCTGCAGCTAGGGGTAAAGATACTTGCTCAATAGTCCAACGATTTAATCCTCGATTTGCCCAGTCTGCAAAAAGTAAATTTAACGAACGTCTTGCTGTTTTTAAATCATATCCTGTAGCTACAATTAAACCACAACGCTCAAACGCTTCTTCAATGTACTCTGCTACATCTGGTTCAAAATCAACTGATCCTGAAACTGCCATAACTTATCCTTTAACTGTAAGGTCCTTTAATAACCTTACCACCCATTTTCATACCTTTAGGTTTCATCATTCTTCCACCCATTCTCATACCTTTGGGTTTCATCATTTTTCCACCGTTCTTCATGCCTTTAGGCTTCATCGCCTTACCGCCATTTTTCATACCTTTAGGTTTCTTTTTCATTTTTTTCTCCTTGTTAATAATTTCAAAATCACCACTATCAATTTTGTTGTTTTTATTACGGTCTAACTTTTTTTGCTTTCCAACAAGCTTTTTAGCCATCATTATTCTCCTGATTATAAAGATTA